CTTAGTAATTGCACCTGTTCCAATAATATATTTTACTTCATAAAATACACCACCTACAGTGATTAATTCACCTGTTCTAATTTGAGCAGTTGAACCAGCAGATAAAGTTAATAAATCTTGACCTATAGCTAAAGATCCTGTTACAGTTAAAGCACCTGTGTTAACAGAAGTTGCATTAACATTAAAACTTACTGATTGAGCTGGCCATAATCTACGGTTAGATAAACCTTCATATTGATAATCAAAATTTTCTTTGTTATAAACATAATTGTAAGTACCTTGACCATAAGAAACAGGTTGTATTTCAGTACAAGTTGTACTAGATCCAAATCCTGTAGCATCTTCTACTTGAACTGAAAAATATACACGGTTTTCTTTGTAAGTTGAACTACGGAATTGATTAATATCTAATGCTGTAATTTCAACACCATATGCTGTAGCAGCACCTAATGTAGCATCACCAAATACTGCAGGAGATGTTCCTGTTGCAGCAACAAATGGACCATTACTTACAATTTTAGCTTCAACTAATGTTTTATAACCACTGTTATTAATTGCTGCTGCTGTTTGAGTAGCAACAGATAATTGAGTAGCTGTAGCAGAAGATGTAAAGTTAATTCTTAACATTTCTGGTCTTTCAGAATATAAAGATTTATCATTCTTAAAACGAATACTAGCTGTATAATCAGAAGCATTGTTTACTTCAATAGAACCTGTAGCAGCCTTACGGTCATAACCAATAGACCATACATTACGAGTAGCAGGAGTATAAGCTTCTGTACGAATATTTACTAAAGAAGCACCATCTACTAACATAGATTTTTTAAATGAACCATCAGCAAATGTTTCAGAAAATTGAATTTTTTGAGAAGCAGTATTTGCTACATATGGAGTAGCTGCACCTAATGCAGTTTGATCCATTTTAAATACTCCTAATTTACCAGGAGTTAATGTAGTTACGTTAGCTTCTAATGCTGAACCATTACCTACAAATGTGTTTGTTACTTTATGAATTGACATTTTTTTTAATTTTTAATTTTTATTTATTAAGATATTTGTTATTTATTATGGTAAATCATTTATTGTAGCAAAAGCATTTGTAGCATCTGCAGTAATTGCTGCATCTAATGCTGCTTTTTGATCTGCTGTTGGTAACAATAATAATGCTGCATCTAAAGATGCTTGTAATGCATTAATTGCAGTAATCATTTCAACAATTTTTTCTTGTTGAGTTCTAGCAAAAGATTGTACATCTGCACCTAATGCTTTTTTTATTGGGTTTTGAATTGACATTTTAATTTAAATTTATTATTCGTTAGTATTATTAATCAAAGGATTAAATGATTGTGTTCTTTTACCCTCTATTCCTTCTAAAGCTATTGATACTCCTTGATCTATAATTTCTGAATGCATGTGTTCAGATAAATCAAATGTAACACCTGTATTAATATTAACTGTAGCTGGTTGTTTAATGTATCTCATTCTATAATCTACAATTGTACAAGATGATAATAATTCAACTCTTCCTGCTTCCATTAATCTAATAACTTTAGTATTAGTAGGTTGTTTAAAAGGATCTTTGATCACTTTAGAAAATTCTGAATGACTTGTTGGAATAACTTCAACTAGTTGTGTTACTGGTGCACCACATATAGTACATGTAATACTACATCTTTCCTGTACAGTAAACCAATGATCAGTAGGTAAAGTTAAAAATCTTGCAGTTACATCAATATTATCTGAAGCATAAGCTAAAGGTGTTAATACTGCATTTACTGTAACATTTTTTAAATCTTCAGTTCTTTTCTGAGTTTCCTCAAAAGATTGTCTTTTATTATTAGAAAGACCATACCTTTGTTTAATAATTCTTTGTTGAGCATTATTTAAAATTAAATCTATTTCTTCTGGTAAGAAGTTAGGATAATTTAGAGCATCTAATTTATCACATCTAAACTTAAATTCTTGATGAGCTTCTACAATAGTCATTATTCAGTTTTGGCTTTCTTAGGTTTTAATTTATTTTCTAATGCTAATTTAATAGCTTGGTTTTTTAAATCTGCTAAGTAACTTACAACTTCATCAGTTGAACTACCTAATAAATCTTCACCATTATAAAAATAAGTACCTTTTTGTTTAATTATTTCTTTCTCAGTTAAAGCTTTTACTAAAGCTCTTATTGGAGTATCTTTAGCTAAAGTGATTCTAATAAATTCTTTAAAGTCTTTTTTAAGTTCTTTAAATAATTCTGTTTTAATCATAGTTTCAGACATATTATCTACACCTGTTTTACCATAGACTCTTAGTAACCCTCTTCTTTCTTCAACAGTTGTTTTATGGAAAGCTTCCATTGCTGCAAATTCAAATTCCATTTTAGCATCTTCAATTTTACTTGCTGCTTCTGGATCATATATGTAAAATCTAGCAGTTGAATTACCTACAACATCATGCTCTGTATTAGCAATCCAATCATGTTGTTGTAACATTCTAAACTTTAATTCATCATATGCGTTAACTATATTAAATATTGTTAACTTGTCGTTTCTTAACCTTACTTCCATATCTCCCCAAAAGTCAGCATTACGCTTACTTAAAGTTCCTTTAGCTAGGTTTAACTCCTTTTCAAAATATGCTTCATCTTCAGTTGATAATCCTGTTTTATATAAACCAGTGTTACTTAACTGTGCTCCCATTATTACAGTAAGAGTTTTATTGTAATAAGATTGACCTGAAAATTTATTGCGTATGATAGGTCTAATAACATACTGTCTGTTAATTACTTCCATTGTTTTTAATAATTTGCCTTTATTAGTTTAAAAAAAGAGAGTGTTTTGATATAAGGTACACTCTCTAAAAAACCTTTATTCTTTAACTAACTAATGCTAGAAGCATCTAAAATTAATTGAGCAGCATCTGATGGATCACGTAACATAACTCCACATTCTGTCATTGCTTCAAATGTGTAACCATCTACTGAACTTGCAGATGAACCATTTTTCTTAGGTCCATAAGGACCATACATTCCTTCAATGTAAGTTGTTACCATCTCACGATCTTTAGAATATACTTTTTGGATATTTGGTTCTCCTTTGTTATAAGATTTAAAGTTTAAGAAAGTTGCTTTATAAGACTCTGCTGGTTTACCAGTTTGAGGGTGTAATAAACGATTTCTCATTGTATCATTATAAGGCTTATACTCTTTTAATGTAATTTTATCTCCATTTAAACCTGTATAAGTCATAAACTGACCATGTAATTCTAAGTTTTGTCCTTCACCTGCAATGAATTTACTATCAACTAAGTTGAAAGCAGATGCTGAACGCTTCATAGCTTGATCAAATAAGTTCATGAATTCACGACCACATAAAGCCACATATTCACGAGGACCATCTTCAGTACCATTGTATGCTAAATCTCCCATGAAGTCACGGATAGTTTTTTCATTCAATGTAGTGTAAAGACGTTTGTTACCTGGAGCAATTTGATTTTCTAAACCAGCACCAGAATAAATTGTATTTCCTGAAGCACCTTTTAAATCAGTTGTTCCATTAGATTTAATGTTAGATTCACCAAACATTAACATAACTTCAATTTCATCCATGAATTGCTTCCAAAATTCCCACTCAGCATATTTTACCCAAGTGTTAGTTTTTTCATTAGTTTCAGGATTTAACATAGAGATAACCATAACACGGCTGTGAGCAGCACCAGTTACAGAATATTTCTTACGCAATGTAGTCATGTAATTTTCTAACATCATTGGTGTAGCATAGTGAGTTTCACCTGATGTACGAGAATGATCATGTTCTACAATGTTGTATTCTTTAGATACCTCTTTACCAACTGTTACTAAAGTAGCGGGTACAGATTTAGTAATATCTGCAGTAACTAATTGACATACTAAGATGTAATCAGCACCGTCATAAATTGGTTCAGAAATTACACGAGCTTTATAATCTGGACTGTCAAATAATAAAACGTCACCTTCTGAGAACCATTTCTCACCTACACCAATTTTAAAAGTTGTAGCGTTAATACCTACTGAACTAGCAGCATCAAATACTGAACGAGTAATAGATATTGCTTTGCGAGAGTCACCAATGATATTCCAACGATATTGGATACCATCAATTTCTTTAGCTTTACCCATTCCACCTGTTAAGAAGGAAAGAGCATTTTTATA